CGTTGTGCGGTACTACGAAACAACCGCCATCAAGACGCAGCCGCAGTTTGCCGTGCAAGCCGCTATTGCCCTTGGTGCTGTTGCAATGGGGCGGAGATGGACAACCAGCCAGCGCAACTTCAGCAATCTGTACCTGCTCAATATTGGCGAGACTGGTTGCGGAAAAGAACACGCCAAGACGGTCATCGAGGCCATGCTTGATGCAGCCCAACTAGGGCATCTGCTAGGGCCAGCCGGTTACACATCCGCCAGCGGCGTCTTCTCGGCGCTCATCTCGCGGCCCATTCACGTTTCCGTGATCGATGAGTTGGGGCGAACACTCAAGAGTGCCGCCAACCGATCGATGCAGCACAAGGCTGATTCCTTGACCGCCATCATGGAATGCTTCGGGCGGCAGGATGGCGTCTTGCGGCCACAGGGATACGCCACCATCGGCTTAACCAAGGAACAGGCAGAGGCATTCGAGAAGGTGATCAGAAGGCCGTCCTTGACGCTCTTAGGCATGTCTACGCCATCGGAGTTCTATGGGGCCATCTCAGGTGGCGACATTGCGTCTGGCCTCTTGAACCGCTTCCTTATCGTCAAGTCTGAGATCGGCGTTCAGATGAGCCAGGAGCGGCGGATCGTGCCGATTGGCGACCGCATCATTGGATGGCTCCAAGAACAGGCACAGGCGCACTCTGGGGCGGGAAACCTGACCGGCACCAATACCTATGACATGCCGCCCGATCCCGTCGAGGTGCCCTTTACAAGGCCAGCAATGGACATCCTGCGGGACTACGAGGCAGAACTGGTCGGAGCGATCAAGAGCGAGAACGAAACCGGCCTCGAGGCGATGTACAACCGCAGCCGCGAGATCGCCATGCGGATCAGCCTGATTGTCGCTAGGTCATTGGGCGAGACCGAGATTGGACCGGAGCCCATGCAGTGGGCGATTGATTATGTCAGGTTCTACAACCGGCGCGCAATCGCCATGTTCCGTGACAACATGGCCGAGAGCAGTCATCAGGCGATCTGCAAGGCAGTCATTGCCAAGCTTAGGGCTTCCGGTCTCAAGGGGCTGACCGAGGCAGAACTGGGCAACCGCATATCCGCGTTCGACGCCCTGACGCTCCGAGACCGGGGCCAGGTGATGGACAAGCTGGTTGCCGACTACGGCATCCAATGCCGCCACACCAACAAGGGACAGCGGGGAAGGCCTCGCATGGCGTGGTTCATCCCGGCACCGGAGGCCACGGAAGATTGACCTAGGGACATGTGCTAGTGGCAGGGCCTCGGAGCGATCCGGGGCCTTTTCTTATTTAAGGGGCCTTATTCGAGGGTAGGGCGTCACCCCTAAATGGATCGTGCAAGTGCTTGATGTTGCTAGTGTTGTATATATATAGAGAGAATTATACTATTTATATATATTACAGTACCACCACCCCACCACCTACCACCAGCCACCCGTCCGGGTCTCCCCTTCCGCCTTCACCCATAAATCATTTAATTGCCTTTAATGCCGTGATTTGCCTAAGCCATTGAAAGCACAAGCAAATCTGCTATTTTTTGGCGTTTTTGATGCTCACGGCTATATAGGCCGTTAATTAAAAGCCTAGCAATTTCAAAGGCTTAGGATTAGCATTTATCGGGATGGCGCTTTCTTGCACTTTTCTGCAACATGGGGCTTGCATATTTCTGCAAGGTATGGGATAAGGGGACATCAACAAGGGAGAGACGCACATGGCACGCTATATTCTGATCGACAATTACTCTGGATACATTTGGGGAGATAGCGCCGACCTAAACGGCAAAATCTTCGCAGGGACCGCTCTGGAATTTGCCAAGGCTCTCGACGAAAGTATCGGCGGAGAGGGCCGCACCTATGAGGAGCAGAGCCGCCCGAACGCCAGCAATCAGACTGGCTATCACGTATACCGCGCCGACATCGACGGCAGCGATGCGGTTATGATTGTCCACGACGGGCAAAATCAGGAGACAATCGACTCCGTCACCGAGTCCTGCCGCTACGAGGGGTTCATCGCATCATTCTGGCTCGCCGCCTAACCGAGGGGCCTAGCGCCTCTCACCCACCCACCAACCCAACAGGAGGAACCAATGACCAACGACCAAGCCGTACTCGAAACCGCCTACGCCGCATTCAACATCGGAAGCACCGGCTTCTGCGGCTACGTCTCCGAGCGTGCCACCGGACTCTGCATCAGCCGCACCGAAGCCGCAGCCATCGCAGCCAAAGCCACCACCGCCGCCGAGTTCCTCAATATCTGGAATAACGAGGAGATGTGGCAGGATTGCCACAACGGCATCGACGCACTCTAAGGGAGAACTACCAATGACCAAGTTCGAAATCGGAAAGACCTACAGCACCCGCTCCGCTTGCGACTACGAAACGGTTTTTGCATGGACCGTCATCGCCCGCACCGCCAAGCAGATCACCCTCGAAGATCGCTGGGGCCGTCAAGGAAAGCGCGGCATCTACCTCTGGAACGACACCGAATATTGCAAGCCAAACGGCACCTATTCCATGTGCCCCGTCATCAATGCCGAAAAGGCGGAGTGAGCCATGATCGTCACTCCGCTCCAGGTGCCAAATCATCTTCGACAAGAAGACCGCGAGGAAATCACCGAAAACAATGCCGCACTGGATATGGCATTCGATGACCTCCTCGATGCCCTGCAAGCCGCATATCCGAACGGACGCCACTATTCCACCAACGCCAGGCGAGCACTTGCCTACCAAGCACACTTCCAACGCATCAAGATGATCACAGAAATCCGCAACGACTTCCTTGAAGTCGCATTTAGGATCGACCAGCAATGAACCCCAAGCCCAGCGGACGCCCGCCCAAGTATCCGTGGCGCACCATCGAAGTGGGCGAATCGTTCTTCGCTCCCGGTCGGAGTTCAAAATCGCTCCAGCACGATGCCGCCCGATACCATCACCCACGCCGCTTCAAGTGCCGCAAGATCAGCCTCAAAGGCATCATCGGCACCAAAGTCACGAGGACCGAATGACAATATGGTGGAAACCTTCCGAAAAGATGCCGAAAGAATGGGAATGGGTGACTGTCACTTGGCATCGAAATGATGGGATAGTTTGGTGTGATCAACCAATAGGACGTGCCAGATACAGCAATCAATATGGCTGGGTTCCTGTAAGAAAACACTATTACGTTAGCCTTTGGGCAGAAAATCCATGACCGACTTCGCAGTCAAAGTCACCGTTCGCAATGCCAGACTACTTCGCGCCATCAAGGCCGCAGGGTTCGCCACACAAGCCGATTTTTCCCGCTTCATGGGGAAGTCTCCGCAACACATCAACGCGATTATAAATTTCCGCGAAAAGCCCATCGCCAATGGTGACTGGTCAGAACTCGCAATGGACATCTCCTCCGCACTCCGCACCGAGCCGGAAGAACTCTGGCCGCACCACATGCGAGACCTGCTAACCGCCCGCAACTCCATCGAGGCAGAGATCGACGCCGAGCAACTAGCCCAGATCGCCGCACCATCGAGCCTGGAAGTGGACAAGCCGCTTCTCGCCAAGCTGGTCGCTGCCATCACCCACCCACGCCGCCGCGCCATGATCGAAGCCCGCTTCGGCCTCACCGGCGAATCGGAAAGGACGCTCGAAGAGATCGCCAAGGACTATGGCGTCACCCGCGAACGCATCCGGCAGAACGAATTGAAGGCCTTCCGCGAGATGAGGGAAAAGGCAAGACGCATGGGCATTGAAGTGCCAAAGCATCCATATCGGTATTAAGGAGGAAAAATGAGCACCACATATCAAGACTTTCTGGCGTCAAAAGCGCCACGAGCAAAATCATCCGGATTTGAACCAAAATCACTCCCAGATCATCTGTTCGACTTCCAGAAGGAATGCGTTGCATTCTGCCTTCGCAAAGGGCGCGCTGGCCTTTATCTCGATACCGGCCTCGGCAAGACGCGATGCCAACTCGAATGGGCCGCACAGTCTGCGGATCAATCCAACGGCAAGGCGCTTCTCCTGACGCCTCTGGCGGTGGCAAAGCAGATCGAACGCGAAGCTCGGTCGCTAGGCTATGAGGCCCGCGTGATCCGTGATCAGTCGGAAGCCCGCGACGGCATCAACATTTGCAACTATGACCGCCTCGACAAACTGGACGTTCAAGAGTTCGGCGCGGTTTCGCTTGATGAGAGTTCCATCCTCAAAAGCTTCGGCGGAAAAACAAGCGATGCGCTGGTAAGCCTATTTGCTAGCCATAGATTTCGCCTCTCAGCCAGCGCCACACCAGCCCCAAATGATCACATGGAACTGGGCAACCAAGCATCATTCCTAGGTGTAATGCCAGCCAATGAAATGCTCATGCGCTGGTTCATAAACGATACCAAAGAAGCATCGCAGCAGTGGCGGCTCAAGCGCCACGCCGCAGATGATTTCTGGGACTGGATGGCATCATGGTCAAGAATGGCTCAATCTCCAGAAGATCTGGGATTTGACGGCTCCCGCTACATTCTACCACCGTTGAATGTTATCCGCCATAAGGCATCAGGCACGAACGTCAAGCCTATGGAGGGTTCGCTATTCGTGTCCGATCTCAGCGCCACCAACATGCATGACGTAAAGCGCCAGACGGCCAAGTCCCGCGCGGAACTCATCGCATCTCTGGCAGATAATGCCGATCCATTCATCGTCTGGACTGACACAGACTACGAAGCCGATGCCGTCAAGGCCGTCATGCCGGAAGCGGTTGAAGTGCGCGGATCAATGTCAATCGAACGGAAAGAAGAAAACTTAGAAGCATTCGCACTCGGTCATGCCCGCGTCATCATTACTAAGCCGTCCGTTGCGGGCTTTGGTCTCAACTGGCAGCACGCTCCAAACATGGGATTTGTCGGCAGATCATTCTCATATGAGGCTTGGTATCAAGCCGTTCGTAGATCATGGCGTTTCGGTCAAACAAAGCCCGTCAATGTTCACATCGCAGTAGCAGAAGGAGAAGATCAGATCGGACGTGTCATCGACCGCAAGGCATCAGACCATGACGCCATGCGAACCGCAATGGCAACAGCAATGCGCCGCGCAGTCAACCGCGCCGACGCCAATAAAGTAACATACAATCCAACATACATTGGGAGATTTCCGTCATGGCTCAACAATTCCGCGCACTGAACCAAGCATCAGGCGAAACATACACTGCAATCAATGGCGATTGTGTTGACGTTGTGCGCCAGATACCAGACCACTCAATCGGCTTCTCTGTCTATTCGCCGCCATTCGGTGATCTGTTTATATACTCAGACAGCGAATGCGATATGGGCAATTCGTCTTCAGATGGCGAGTTCTTCGATCACTATGAGTTTTTGATTGAGGAAATGGCCCGCGTCATGAAGCCGGGGCGGCTGGTGGCCGTCCATTGTTCTGATCTCCCATATCGCAAGTGGAAGGATGGCAAACTCGGCATCAAGGACTTTTCGGGCGACATCATCCGCGCCCATGATCGCCACGGCTTTACACTGCATAGCCGCGTGACCATCTGGAAGTGCCCAGTGGTCGAGATGACACGAACCAAGGCGTTGGGGCTCCTCTACAAGCAACTCCAGAAGGACAGCAGCAAGAGCCGCACCGGGATGCCTGATTACCTTCTCGTATTCCGCGCACCAGGCGAAAATGCTGAGCCGATTGGTCACACGCCGCAAGACTTCTCCGTCGATCAGTGGCAGCAATGGGCATCCCCGGTGTGGATGGATATTCAGCAGACCAACACGCTCAACGTGCGTATGGCAAAAGAGAACAAAGACGAGAAACATCTTTGTCCGTTGCAACTTGATCTTATCGAACGCGCGTTGATCCTATGGTCAAATCCCGGCGATGTCGTGCTTTCACCGTTCATGGGCATCGGTTCAGAAGGTTTCATGTCGATCAAACATAAGCGCAAGTTTGTCGGCGTCGAACTCAAGGAATCCTATTGGAAACAGGCGTGCAAGAATATCGCATCCGTCGAAGCCCAGGCTGGAAGCCTCTTTGACTTCGGAGATGCCGCATGACCATCGAATGGGCCAGAAAAGAACTCAAGATCAGATGCCAAGAAGATCGTGATGCAGAGGAAGACGGAACATGGGAAGCATTCGCTGCAATGAAACGTCGAAGATCGTACAGGCGCAAGGACATGGGATACAGTCGAACCAAAGCCAGAGCATGGCTGGAACTAGCGGAACTGGAGATCGAAAATACGACTGGCAATCCGACGCCAAAGCCTGCTACGAATATGCGCTCCGCATGATCGCCTTGCGCATCGGATCACGCCAATTCCAATCTCTGCCAGAAATGTATTGGCAGGAACAGCACGGCAACATACCTTAAACCTGCCGTTTACTCCTCCCGCCGCAGCAACTCAGCCCCGCCCTTGTGGTGGGGTTTTTTTTGCTCTATATTGCGCCGCATGACAGCAGACGAACTCATCCAATGGCGCACCTCGGTTGCCTTATCGAAGCGCAAGGCAGCAGAGGCCCTTGGCCTCGCCCGCAACACGTTCCGAGCCTACGAAACCGGCAAGCAGCCGATTCCGCGATACATCGAACTTGCCGTTAGGGCAGTTGTTAATGATTTCCCGAGTGATGGGAAAAATGGCGTACGGTAAACCTCCAATTCATAGTCGCTTCAAGAAAGGCGATGTAGGAAACCCAGCAGGCAAGACATCCGAGCAACGCAAGGCCGAAATCCGCAACGCCGAAATCGCGACCAAGATCAGGACGCGCCTTCTCGAAGCCGTACACGCCACGCTGCAAGACGATACATCCACCATCGCCGCTCTTGAACGTATCGAGGGCAACATTCTCAAACTGATCAAGGAAAGCGAAGATCGCGGCCTAGGTATGCCAAAGGCCTCCGTCGATCTCACAAGCGAAGACGGCACCATGACGCCGCGTCCGTCTCTCGATGTGTCCGTTCTTTCGACCGAGACGCTGGCCGAAATCATGCGGGCTGCGGATGCACAATCTAAACGGCGCTGACCTTGCGGCGGTCGAAAAAGAAATCTGCCGCCGATCACTCGTTCACTTCGCACAACGTGCATGGCACATCCTTGAACCATCAACGCCGCTCAAGTGGGGATGGGCGCTCGATGCCATATGCGAACATCTCGAAGCCGTGACGCATGGCGACATCAGACGCTTGCTCATGAACGTCCCGCCAGGATCGATGAAGTCACTCTTGACCGGCGTTATCTGGCCCGCATGGGAATGGGGACCGCGCGACATGCAGGAACTCAGATACCTCGGCACCGCCCACAAGCAAGAACTCGCCATTCGCGACAACCTCAAGTGCCGTCGCCTTATCCAGTCGCAGTGGTATCAATCCCTGTGGCCCGTCGAATTGACTGGCGACCAAAACGCCAAGACCAAATTCGAGAACACACGCACCGGATTTCGCGAGGCTATGGCATTCGAGAGCATGACAGGCTCACGCGGCGACCGCGTGCTGATCGACGATCCGCATTCCGTCGATGATGCCAACAGCCCAGCCAAACTGAAAGGCGGCATCACGACATTCCGCGAAGCTCTGCCATCCCGCGTCAACAATGAACAATCCGCAATCGTCATCATCATGCAGCGGTTGAACGAAGGCGATGTTTCCGCCGTGGCGCTCGATCTCGGATATGATCATCTATGCATCCCGATGCGATACGAGCCAGACCGTGCGAAGCCCACAAGCATAGGATGGACTGATCCGCGCAAGGTCGAAGGCGAATTGATGTTTCCTGACCGTTTCCCCGAGGAACAGGTTCAAGAGCTAGAACGCTCGCTCGGCACCTATGCCGTGGCAGGGCAGCTTCAACAACGCCCCTCACCCATCGGCGGTGGCATCTTCAAAGATGAATGGTGGCGATTCTATGAGGCTATGCCGCCGCTCAAGTGGCGGGCGATCTATGCCGACACCGCGCAAAAGACAAAGGAGCAGAATGACTATTCCGTCTTCCAATGCTGGGGCCAAACGCAAACCGGACAGATCGTGCTGCTCGATATGGCACGCGGCAAATGGGAGGCTCCAGAACTTGAGACGATGGCCCGCGCGTTTTGGCAGAAGCATCATTCCCAGCCGTATCATGGGCCGCTTCGAGCCATCAAGGTCGAAGACAAGGTAAGCGGCACCGGCCTGATCCAGAAGCTGAAGCGCGAAGGCATTCCGATCATTCCGATTCAGCGCAACACCGACAAAGTGACACGCGCATTCGATGCCGCGCCCTACGTCCAATCCGGCAATGTCTACATCATGTCCAACATTGATCACCTGGCCGATTTCATGTCCGAGGCCTCGGTCTTTCCCAACGGCACACATGATGATATGATAGACGCCGCAATGAGTGCAATTTCCGATATGACCGCGCCGCAGTCTGCTCCTGCGGTTCGCGCCTTGTGAGGTTCTAGATGGGACTTTTTGACCGTTTCCGCCGCCCGCAAGAGCGCAAGGAATCCGCTGCCGCCAAGCTTATGGTGATCAATCCCGGCCAAGCCGTGTGGTCTCCACGCAACTACGAATCCTTCGCCAAGGAGGCCTATGGCAAGAACGTGGTGGCATATCAGGCCATCAACCGGATCGCTGATGCCATCGCATCCGTCAATCTTGGCGTCTACCGTGGCGAGACGGAACTGGTCGATCATCCGCTCATCACCCTGCTCGAGCGCCCGAATCCGCTTCAGTCCTATTCCGATTACGTTCGCGCCAAGGTGTCGTTCCTGATGATCGCGGGCAACGGCTACGAAGAGCGGTTCATGGTGGGCCGCGAGGTGAAAGAACTCTACCAGCTTCGCCCCGACCGCATGAAGATCGTTCCATCATCCAACGGCATACCGTCTGCATACGAGTATACGCTCGGACAGAACAAGGTGCGGTGGGAGATGGACCCGCGCACGCTCACCTGCGATGTGCGGCACTTGAAGCTGTTCAACCCGTTGAACGACTGGTACGGCATGAGTCCAATCGAGGCGGGTTCCTACGCCATCGACCAGAACAACGAAGCCATGAACTGGATGCAAGCCTTGCTTCAGAACTCGGCGCGTCCTTCCGGTGCATTGACCGTCAAGGATTCCGGTACGCTATCAGACGAGAACTTCAACCGTCTCAAGGCGCAGATCGAGGAACAATACTCTGGCTCCTCCAATGCCGGTCGCCCGATGCTCCTCGAAGGTGGCCTTGACTGGAAGCAGATGGGCTTGTCACCCGATGATATGTCCATCATCGAGACCAAGTTCTCCTCGGCCCGTGACGTTGCCTTGGCCTTCGGCGTGCCGCCGCAGCTTCTCGGCATTCCTGGCGATAACACCTATTCCAACTATGCCGAGGCCCGTCTGGCCTTCTGGGAAGACACGGCGCTCCCACTGCTTCAAATGATCGTAAACGATTGGAACGCATGGCTCGGATCCATCTACGGTGTCGAGATCAAGCCTGACATCGACAGCATACCGGCGATTGCCGAGAAGCGTCTTTCGATGTGGCAGATGGCTGACCAGTCACAAGACCTCACCATCAATGAGCGCCGCGCGTTGAAGGGCTATGGGCCAATCGATGGCGGTGATGTCCTGTTCGTTTCTTCCGCCGAAATCCCCTTGAGCGTGGCAGGAGACACCTCAGTTGACATGACAGTCGAGGAAATGAAAGCTGTGGCCTATGGCACGACGCCTAATCGATAATAACAAGCGCCGGGAGCATCGCCGTCAGGTCGCCTTGCTCGACCGCCTGACGGTTCAATTCCGCGCCCGCCTGCAACGCGAGATCGCCACCGCCATGAAAGACATGGTGGAGATGTGGCTCCAGACCAATCAGGTGACTTTACCGCGCGGATTCCATGACCGCATCGAGGCGACCTATCGCCAGATGGCGATGGCGTCGATCACGCAATTCGGGCTTCGCATTCTCGACCAAGGCAAGGCGCACGGCCTGCCGCTGGAGACGAAGGAATCCTTTGCCCAGATCATGACGCGGCTGGCGCTGCGCTATGTCCAGCAGGAGATGATCCGCCGCCGCATCACCGAGGTGACGGAAACAACCCGCCGCCAGATTGTCAATGCCGTGGATCGCGGCTATCGCGAAGGCCTTGGACAGCGCGGGGTTGCCGATGCCATCCTCGATCTGGTGCCTTCCCTGTCCTCGACCCGGGCGAACGTGATTGCCCGCACAGAGACGCACGGCGCTGCTAATTACGGCTCCCAGGAGGCCGCAAAGCAGACTGGCTTGCCATTGTCCCGCGAGTGGCTGGCTGCTGCTGATGACCGCACCAGAGATACGCATCGAATCGCTGCTACTCAACCGCCGGTGGGCATGGACGAAAAATTCAAGGTTGGCGATGCCGAACTCATGTTTCCCGGCGATCCAGAAGGCCCCGGCGAAGAGGTCATCAACTGCCGTTGCGCCGTTGGTTACATCGTGGACGAAGCCGCCCTTGAGGCCATG